AGCCAAGAATATAGCAAGTATAGGTAAATATACTCCTAAGATACTTCTCTTTGATATAGAGACTGCTCCTGTGAAAGCTTATGTATGGAAGCTATGGAAGGAGAATGTACATATAGACCAGATAATCAATGATTGGTTCTGTATAGCATGGTCTGCTAAATGGTTATATAGTGCAGAAACTATGGGAGAGGTACTTACTCCAGAAGAGATTACTCATGAAGATGACTCTAGAATAATGAAATCTTTATGGAAGCTTATAAATGAAGCTGACATTATAGTATCTCATAATGGTAATAAGTTCGATATTCCAAGGATTAATGCTAGGTTTATTATTAATAACTTAGAACCAACTAAGCCATTCTTTAGTATTGATACATGCCAAGTAGCTAGAAAACAATTTGGTTTCTCATCTAATAAATTAGATGCCTTAGCTACTTATTTCAATATAGACCATAAGTTACATACAGACTTTAATCTATGGAAGGAATGTTTAAATGGTAATGAGGAGGCCTTACAGTACATGTTACATTATAATAAGAAGGATGTATTAATCCTCGAAGAGGTATATCTTAAGCTAAGACCTTGGATAAAGAATCATCCTAATTTAGGTAACCTACAAGGCCAACAAATGGTATGCTCAGCATGTGGTTCTGATAACCTAGCACTTATTAAAGATAAATATTATTTTACCTCAGTAGGTAAGTATCCTATATATAAATGTAAAGATTGTGGTGCTATCTCAAGAGGTAGAAAAAGTATAACTAGCTCACCTGGGCTTAATTCAGTAGGAAAATAATGTGGAAAGATTTAACCTTACAACAAAAAGCTGAAATAATGAAAATGTCTGTAGCTAATGGAGTTACAGACATTAATGATATAAGAGCATTATATGATGGTCAAGTAGGACATAGGTTTGCTGATGCAGGTAAAATTATAACTACATCTGGAAGTGGATACTTTCCACCGATAAAACCAGAAACTGTAATTGACGCAGCCTTTAATTATGCTACTGGGAATGGAAAGATACCAATTAATGTAGTTAGAAAAAGGTTATATGACAATTTGTATCCGTACGGCTATACTAGTCCTATAACACGAGTACATAATGCCGTAGTTAATAATAAGAAAGAGCCAAGACTAGCAAGAAATATTCCTGATAGAGATGATATATTTGCTGAATATTTACAAATACCAAAAAATGAAAGACATCATTTACCTGGAACTATGTATGTAAAAGATTCAGAGTATGCTCCAACTATGGGGGTAACTAATAATGTTAAGTATAAAAAATTAGATTTAACAGATGCACAAAAAGAAAAGATAATATTAGCTACAAATTCTTTAAATTTCGGAGAAAATAGACTATCTAAAATAAAGCATAAATTTGATGAGGCTAAGTCTAAACCAAGAAAATACACAGACACTCAAGCCGCAGCAATGGTATTAAATTCTTATTTTGGAGAATACACTTTAGGAAAAGGATTAGACCCACAAAAAGGTGAATATAGGAGTTATTATGATTTATGGGATTTATCCCCAGTGTCTACATATGGTAAAGATGAAACACGTGGTATAGGAAAACCCATCCCATTTTATGATAGAATATATTTAAGTGATTATTATGGAGTTGAACCACAATCATTATTACCATACAAAGGAGATTATTTTGGAAAATGGCTACCAGAGCTAATTGTTACCAACAAAAAAGCTCTAGGAGGACATCTATATAAAGGAGGGGGTAATAAACAACAACTAGGAATAATAGATTCTATATTAACTAAACATGGAGTAAACTATACTAAGACCAGTGGTTATAGAGGACCAAATAGTAAAGTAGGAAAACTAGGTAGTAAAAGTGCACATGCTAGAACTTTATCAGATGGCTCTTCTGCAGCTATAGATATAGTACCAGGGCCTGGCTCATCCTGGGATAAATTATATGCTCAAATGTCTATGCCAGAAGTAAAAGCAGACTTAGCTAAGTATGGGCTAGACATATTAGATGAAACAGACGCTGCTACTATGAAAAGGACGGGAGCTACTGGTAAACATTTTCATGTGGGAAAAGGTATTAAAGGGCAACAAGGAAAGGGAGTATTTGTTAATCCCAGTAATCCTACTATCTCAGCCTATCATAAAATGTATGGAAAGCCAGACTTATCTATATCTAATGATGTGTTATACAATCCAGCACAGGAATTAAGGTGGCAACAAGCTCCTTTACAAAACTCTCTACAGACAATGCAATTAGCACAAACACCTATGCAAATATCCATGCCTAGAGTAGAAACAACTCCTATTACTCCTATAGAGGAGAGAGTTCCTATTAGTGATACCTTACCAGATATTAGTCCTTTATTATTATCTTTACCAGACCAACAAGGATTTACTCCTCATAGAATGGTTACTCCACAATATCAGCCTGTAGACCTAAATTTGGACTCTCCGTATCTATTATTTAGGAGTTAAATGTATAATAAATGTTAAATATTTAGCATTTATTTGCATATTTAAAATATTTGTATTACCTTTGCATCGTGTTAAGAATAATGCCTCTTGGTGTAATGGTAACACACAGGTTTTTGGAGCCTATATTAGTAGTTCGAATCTACTAGAGGCAACAAAGATAGGGAAGTAGTTCAGTAGGTTAGAATGCTGCATTTGGGATGCAGAGGTTCGCAGGTTCAAGTCCTGTCTTCCCTACTAGGGACATGGAGGTCGCCCAGTGCTGCTAAACTGTCTAATTATGAGCAAGCCAATAGTACCTCCTTTTGGGGATTGTAGTGTAATGGTAACACGATTCCTTTGCAAGGAATAGTTTAGAGTTCGAATCTCTCTTTCTCCACATAGTTCTTTGTTCATGGTGTTAATAATAATGGATGTGCCTATGGTGAAATAGGTAAACACGCTGGCCTTAGGAGCCAGTGCCTTTAGGCTTGAGAGTTCGATTCTCTCTAGGCACACATGGGGTAGTGGCGAAATTGGTAGACGCAAGGGACTTAAAATCCCTCGATTATTGCAATCATGTGGGTTCAAGTCCCACCTTCCCTACTATGAGTATGAGAAAAGAATTTGAAATATTTGGTTCTAAATGGACCGTTGAGTATGTAGATGTAATACCATCTGAAGATGAGAACAGTTATGTCTTTGGTAAAACTTGGTATTCTACTAGAGTAATACAAGTAGCTAAGAAAGACAAGGATGGTAATGTAATTCCTAAAGAGGAATTGCAATTAACTTTTCTGCATGAGTTAATGCATGCAATATTAGGCACTGGGCAATACAATATGTATTCCCAAGATGAACCTCATGTAGAATGGTTAGCTAGATGCATCTATTCATTACTACAACAAAAAGTCTTAAAATAGGCCAGCTTAGTTCAGTGGTAGAACACCTCACTTGTAATGAGGGTGTCAGGGGTTCAAATCCTCTAGCTGGCCCACAATAAAGGGAGTAGTTCTAGAGTGGGGCCCAACGTAACATAGTATCCTATTAATAGTCTAAAGATACTTGAGTGTCGTAGAACTCACACTAGCCAGGGGTGATGGTTTACACTGGCAAGGCATAGCGGGATGACTGGAGAGGCCCCAGCCCTGTCTCATAAGCAGGAAGACGGTAGTTCGAATCTACCTCCCGCTACTAGTAATTAAAATATTATGGAGAAGGAATTTAGTATTATCATTGATAATAATGTAAGAAACTTTATTACAAAGTTAAATGCTGCTGGTATCAAGAGAGAGGATATTGTAGACATAATCTACAAAGCTAATAATAATGATTACATAGCAATTATATACAAGTAATGGAAGAGGAGAAATTAGTAGAGCAAGAGCCTATGTCTCAAGAAGAATTTGAGACTAAAATTAAGGAAGTAGCTGAAGCAAATAAGCAACAGTTAATCAAGGAAGTAGAAGAAGGTATCTTGCATTTAAGGTATTATGGAGGAGTATCAAAGTTTAAGTCTATTCGTAGGGCTATTAAAAGAGGCCATGTCTCTATATGGGGAGACCTCTATCCAAAGAGACCCTATAATAATAGGAAACTGAATCCTCAAAGAAAAAAGTTGAGACAGATATATGAGCAAGTTACCCAAAGGATTTGACTATGATAGTATTCCAGTATACTATTGCAAACAGTGTTTGTCTTTAAAGATAAAGGGAGTCCCATCAATTCCAGGAATGGATTATTGTGATGAATGTAACTCTACTAACATAGAGCAAACTACTATAGAGGAATGGGAAAAACTTTATCAACAAAGATACGGATATAAATTTTTAAATAAACCAGTATATTGAAATGGAAGAGAACAAACAGATTGAACAAGAACCTCAGGTAAAAGAGGAAAAGAAAGTTGTAGAAAAATTAACTTATGAACAACTTGAAGGTGTAGCAAGACAGATGTCTGCACAGCTAGACTTCCTAGCTAAGGAAAATCAACAGTTGAAGCTTAGTGTTCAACAGTTACAACTAAATAATATGTATACTGAACTTGGTTTTAAGTTCAAGGTACTCAAGTATGCTAATTTCTTTAAGCCTGATTTTGTAGAGGGTCTTGTTAAGAACATCGAGGAGATTATGACTCCTGAGGAACCATCAGAATCTGAGGAGTAATTATGGATATAGGGAAGGTTAATGGATTTATAAACATTCCTTCTTCTATAGAAGGTAACTTCTTTAGACTTTGGTTAGAGTTCTTATTACCTTACCATGGGTTAACTCCAAGAGAAATGGATATAGCTGCTTCTTTCTTAAAGCAGAGACACTTTTTAAGTAAAGCTATTAAGGATGAAGCTATTCTAGATAAGGTAACTATGAGTGAAGACACAAAGCGTAAAGTAATGGAAGAATGTAAGATTACACCTTCTCATTTCCAAGTTATTATGGGTAAATTAAGGAAATCTGGACTTATAGTAGATAATAAAATAAATCCTAAATTTATACCTAAAAAGATAGAAGAAGGAGATGCCGCTTGTAAGTTATTATTATACTTTGATTTAAATGCGGGAAGCAATTAAAAAAGCATCTGAGACTTTAGGCATTCCAGAAGCTACTGTAGAGAAAGTTTATAAAGCATTTTGGCTCTTTATAAGAAAAACTGTGGAAGGTCTACCATTAAAAGAAGACCTAACAGAGGAGGAATTTAAGAAGTTAAGAACTAACTTTAATTTACCTTCATTAGGTAAGTTAACATGTGACTACAGTAGATGGGAAAGAATAAAGAATTTAGATAAAATAAAAGCTAAGAAAAAAGAAGATTATAATGGTTATCAAAAAGATTAGACCAATGTTCAATGCCATAGTAACTACTATGGACTTATATAGTGAAGAGGAACTTAAGACTGGAGGTATTATAGATAGCTCTAAGATTAACATGCCTGTTAAAGAGTTTCAAAAAGTCGTAGCTATAGGACCATCAGTAAAAAATATCGAAGTCGGAGATATTGTAAAGATTAATCCTACTCGCTATAAAGTTAAAAGCTATGAGGAGAACTCTGTCAGGAAGGATTTACAATCTTTACATCCAGTAGAATCTTATCAGTTTAAGGTAGTACAAATGGATGGTATTAAGTACTTATTCCTAGCAGACACAGATGTAGAGTTTGTAGTAGAGGAATATGAAGAAGACCCTCCACAGAGTGATATTATAGTTGCAAGTAATGATATTATCCAAGTTTAAAATACAGCTCTGTGGAAACACAGAGCTTTTTATATTATGATAAAGTTATTTAGATTTGAAGGATACACTGTAAATGTAGAACCAGAGGCCATAATGCTAGCTCCATTTAAAGCTATATGGGATAGAGATACTACTTCTACAAAGAGTATTGCAATGCAAGAACTTGCCTATATCTATTTTATGGATGACCCAAGAAGTGATTATCAATATCTTATTGATGATGAAGTCAGGATGCATGAAGTAATACAAGGGCTTGGCATGCCAGAAGGATGGGCTGAGGATGATGTAATTAAGAGAGCTAGGGCTTTCTACAAGAGCTTTAAACCCACATCAGCAGGTCTTCTGGAAGATACAAGGATAGCAGTCAATAAGCTAAGAGAGTTACTTCGTAATATTGACTTAGAGGAGAAAGATGATAAAAATAGACCTGTATATACATTGAATACTATAACAGCTACTATCAAACAAATCCCTTCTCTAGTGAAGGATTTAGACGAAGCAGAGAGAACTCTGTCTAAAGATATTATCCAGGAGTCAAGAGCAAGAGGTTCACAAAGTAAAGCGTTAGGAGAAGATGAAGATTAATGAAATACTAGAAGCTTATAACAAGGCTATAGATATAATTAGAGAAGATAAGAAGCTAAATGTCAAAGGACACTTTGTAGTACTAGAAGATATAAAGAAATCCATGGGGCCCTATAAACAACTAAAGGTAGACATTCTCTACTGTAATGTAGAAAATAATGTGAACTATCCATTCACTGGAGCTCAATTAATGGAGAAATGTCCTGCTGGTACAGAAGAAGCAATGATGGAAAGATGTGAACTAGCAGCCCTAACAAAGTTCTTTTATTATCTTCATAATGAAGAAGTATTTAACAGCATAATTAGTAATACTTATGATAGAACTAGGTGAGGATTTTAACATCCCAGTTAATGAATTTCAAACACCTATAAATAAGGAATTGTTAGCACCTCTTCCAGAGGAGGTACAGGAACAATTCCTTGATTTTATTAGTAGTGTAGAGTACATAAAGAGGCTTATTTCTCCTGATAGAAAGAGAGCTAAGGACCTTCCTAGAGATGAAGAAGGAAGGATTATAGTAGATATAGCTAACCCCCATATATTGGAGAATATGGATTACTTCAGACCATCCGCTCTTCATTACCAGAAGCATGGTTGCTACACCTTTTTAAAACCAAATCCTAATCCAAACAGTGAATATAAGAAGTGGTTTGATGAGGAGAGAAGAAGATGTAGAGAGGGCTATGTTAGAGAATCTGATGGTGAATGGGTTACAGGATACATGTATTGGTATATGAACTATTGTCCTATTATGCTTACTAAGATTATAGAAGGCAAGAGAAAGGCCAATCGTGTAGAAGACTTCCCTGAGACATGGGAAGGCATTTACTTGAGATTTCATTATCTCTACCAGGCCAGAGAGAAAGGTAATCATGCTATAGAGTTGGCTAGACGTGGTTGCTCTAAGTCATATAGTATAGCCTCCATGATGGCTAAAAACCTTATTTTAGGAGAGAATGAAGAAGTAAAGAAAAGAGTAACCTCTATTCTTACTGCACATCAGAAAGAGTATCTATCTGATAAGGACGGTACATTGTCTAAGTTTGAACCTATGATTAACTTTGTTTCAGAGAATACAGAATTCCCCAGACTTAGACTGAGGAATTCTTCTCAAGACATGTTATGGCAAATGGGTTATGTAGATGAGTATGGTAGAAAGAAAGGCTCTTTGAATACTGTGATGGGTGTTTCATCTAAGGATGACTCTGGCAAGCTTCGTGGTAAACGTGGTTATATATTCTTTGAAGAGATGGGTTCCTTCCCTAACTTGTTGGAAATCTATGATATAGTTAGACAGGGTATGGAGGAAGGTGATTTTACCTATGGTTTGGCTTACCTAGTGGGTACTGCTGCTGAGAAAGAGTCTAACTTCGAAGCAGCTAAAACATTGCTATACAATACTTTAGGTAATAATATATATGGTATAGACAATATATATGATAAACCAAAACAAGGTAGACCAACCTTTGGTTACTTCTTTCCATCTTATTTAAATAGAAAAGGTTGTTATAACCATGATGGTGTATCTGATGTAGTTAAGGCATTGATTCAGATATTAATGGCTAGATATAAGTCTAAATATAATAGTACTGACCCAAATCAAGTACTAAGACTTATAGCTGAGATGCCAATTACACCTGCAGAGGCTATTATAAAGGTAAAGAATGCTTTCTTCCCAATTACAGCCCTGACAGAAAGACTGTCACAACTTGATACTGACCCTAAGGCATTTAATGATGTTTATGTGGGAAACTTAGTGCAAGATAGTAAGACTGGTGAGGTAATATTTAAGATTAGTGATGATACTCCTATTAGAAAGTTTGGAGTAGATAATACTACACGAGGGGCCCTTGAAATATTCGAAATGCCTGAGAAGGGAAGAGATGGTAAAGTGTATAGTGAGAGGTATATTATAGGTCATGACCCTGTTGACAATGACCAAGCAGAATCCAGCTCCCTTTCTTCTACATTTGTATTAGATTTGTTTACAGACAAAATTGTAGCTGAATACACAGGCAGGCATTCTTATGCCGATGATAACTTTGAGGTAGTGAGGCTTTTATGTCTATTTTACAATGCAAAGTGTCTTTACGAGAGTAACAAGAAAGGTCTTTATACTTACTTTAGTAAGTTAAATTGTACTCACCTATTAGCTGATACACCAGAGTATCTAAGGGATAAACAGATGGTTAAATATTCCTCTTTTGGTAGCAATCAGAAAGGTGTTAACGCCTCTGCAGCTATTAATAACTATGCGAATAGCCTTATTAGAGAATGGCTTATAAAACCTGTTCCTACTATAGTAGAGGAGGATGGAGAGCAGAAGATGATAGAAACATCGAATCTATTTTTTATTAGGAACAGGGCTCTGCTTGAGGAGTTAATAGCTTATAATCCAGAAATAAATGTGGATAGAATTAGGGCCTTGGGTATGGTGATGTTATATAGAGAAGAAAAACTCATTCTGTATCAGGGTAAGCTGAATAGTGATGCCAGAGAGAAGGAAGACAGGACTTACCTTGGCAATGATGATTTCTTCAATAGAAACTATGATAATAGGACTTGGTAAATAAGTAATTACTTATCTAATAAATAAAACACTTTATTAGTTGTATATTACCTTTATTTTGTCTACTTTTGCATAAAAATAGGTATAGAAAATGAATGCTTATGGAAAAATAAAAAATAATAAGTGGAAAGGCAAGCTCCCTCCACAGCAGTTATCTTTCAAGGCTAAAAATAAGTCTTGGAGGATGGCTCATTTGGATTGGGCTGATAGCAAAAGCTTCTTCAATTATAACCCAGTAAGAACCTCTATACTTCATAAAAAGATAAATTATGATTTGCTAAACGGTAAGTTACATATGGAAGACCTTAATTTGGTCTTGAATCCAGAGCAAATAAAAGAAAAATTTACTCCTAGTAGAATTCAACACTATCCTATTATGAATAGTAAGTTGAATGTTCTACGAGGGGAAGAAGCAAAGAGAGTTTTTGACTATAGGGTAGTTGTTACAAATCCATTAGCTCTAAGTGAAAGAGAAGAAAATAAAAAGAATCAAGTGTATCAAGCTCTTCAGCAGCTAGTACAAGACCAGTCTCAAAGTGAAGAAGATTATCAAAAAAACTTAGAAAGACTAAGTGATTACTTTACTTATGAGTGGCAAGACATGCGAGAAATAAGAGCTAATGAAATTCTCAAACACTACATAAAGGAGTATAATATGCCCTTTATTTTTAATGAGGGCTTCATGGATGGTGCAGCTATTGGAGAAGAAATTTACCAATGTGATATCAGAGGAGGTGAACCTGTTATTGAGAGAGTTGACCCATTAGTTATCAATGTATTCAAGTCTGGTAACAGTAATAGGATAGAAGATGCTGATATTATCATCATAGAGCAGTACTGGAACCCAGGTAAGGTGATAGATGTTTATGGTGATGTTCTTACCAAGAAGGATGTAGAATACATAGAAACAGCTCCTAATCACATAGGTCAGGCTTCTGTCAATGAAATGGGAGAAAGAGATGAGAGACTAGGTTTTGTTAATGCTCACATGATTGATGAAACCTTAGATGATGAGAACTTCTACTTCGACCCTCTCAACACTATTAATGGTGTAGCCAATGAGCTTCTTCCCTTTGATACTGCTGGCAATGTTAGGGTACTAAGGATGTATTGGAAGTCTAGAAGAAGGATTAAGAAGGTTAAATCCTATGACCCTGAGACAGGTGAAGAATTATTTAACTTCTATCCTGAAAACTATGTTATAGATGAAGATGCTGGTGAAGAAGAGACTATATACTATATCAATGAAGCTTGGGAAGGTACTAAAATAGGAGAAGAAATATATGTTAATATGCGTCCTAGAGTGGTACAATACAACAGACTATCTAACCCTAGTAGATGTCATTTTGGTATAGTAGGTTCTATTTATAACCTAAATAATAGCAAGCCTTTCTCATTAGTTGATATGATGAAGCCTTATAACTATCTATATGATGTTATACATGACAGGCTTAACAAGCTTATGGCTAAGAACTGGGGTAAGATATTACAACTTGACTTAGCTAAGGTTCCCAAAGGTTGGGAAATTGATAAGTGGTTATACTATGCTAAGCATAATAACTTAGCTGTAGTAGATAGCTTCAAGGAAGGAAATATAGGTGCTGCTACTGGTAAGTTAGCTGGTGCTCTTAACAATGCTTCAAATGGTGTTATAGATGCTGAATTAGGAAATATTATCCAACAGTATACTAACCTTCTTGAGTTTGTCAAGATGGAAATGTCAGAAGTAGCTGGTATTTCTAAGCAGAGAGAAGGCCAAATTAGTAACAGAGAAACTGTTGGTGGTGTAGAAAGAGCAACTCTACAATCTTCTCATATTACGGAGTGGTTATTTACTATTCATGATGATGTAAAGAGAAGGGCCCTAGAGACATTCCTTGAAACGGCAAAAATAGCTCTTAAGGGAAGAAAAGAGAAGTTTCAATATATTCTTTCTGATGGCTCTATGAGAGTCATGGATGTAGATGGAGATGAATTCGCAGAAGCTGACTATGGTTTAATTGTAGACAATAGTAATGGCACTCAAGAGCTTAATCAGAAGTTAGATGCCTTAGCACAAGCTGCTCTTCAAAACCAGATGGTATCATTCAGTACTGTAATGAAGCTATTCAGTAGTGCATCTCTTATAGAGAAGCAAAGACTTGTTGAAAAGGATGAAAGAGCTATTCAAGAAAGAAATGCTCAGGCACAACAAGAACAACTACAAGCACAACAGCAGCAGACTGAAATGCAAATGCAACTACAACAGGCTGAACTTGAACAGAAGGAACAAGCTAATATTAGAGATAACGAGACAAAGATTCTTGTTGCTACTATTAGTGCTAACTCAAATCAAAATGATGGAATAGAAGAGCCTGTATATTCACAAGAAGCTAAAGATAAATTAGCTGAAAACATGCGGCAGTTTGATGAGAAACTTAGATTGGAAAGAGATAAGTTAGCTCTAGATAGAAAGAAAGCTGACATGGATTATAATATAAAAGAAAGACAATTAAAAGTAAGAAATACAAATAATAAAAGTAATTAATTATGGCTGAAGTAAATGCAAGCATAACACAATTATTTAAGGATAAACTTAAACCAGGGCAAGTAGCACAGACTCCTGTTTATCCTAAGACTGTGGGAGATGCCGTAAGAGTTCCTAAATATAAAGGAGCGCCTCAAAGTATGACTGAAACTCTCACTGCGTCTTTAGGCAAGAAAGTTGGTTTTCAAGTAACTCTTATTTGCCCAAACGACTGGAAATATTTGTATAGTTTTTCCGATACAAACAGTTTCAATTCGTGGGTAACAGCCTTATGCGCAGATAGTACTATAACTAAGGATGCGCTTTGGGATATAACTTCTGGAAGTAGATGGGGTACTTACACACAAGATAAACTAGAGGAATTAGATGATATTTATACAAGTAACGGAAGTATATTGTATAAGACACCTTTATATAATGTTACTGCAAATAGTAGTACAGACCCAGATAATCCAGGTGGTGACGAGCCAGACCCCCCAACACCTCCTCCTATGTATAAGAACCCAGAAATGTATTTATCATTTCCATCAGGAACAACCTTAACTTACTATACTACAGTAGAAGATGCAGTAAATGTATCAAATATATATGATGATTTA